CTGGACTGCATGCACCGGGTGCGCATGCCAACCAGCGGTTTCGAAAGCAGCCTGTGCGCGGTGGCCGAGGCCAACCGTTTCAACCCGGTCGCGGACTGGATCGCGACGCGGCCATGGGATGGCACGTCGCGTCTGCAGGCGTTCTTCGACACCGTCACCACCGGCAGCGACACCTGCCTGCCCGACGGCCGCTCACTGAAAGAAGTGTTGATGCGCAAGTGGATGCTGTCGGCAGTGGCCGCCGCGTACGAACGCGACGGCGTGGTCGCGCGCGGGGTGCTGACATTCGTTTCCCGGCAGAACCTGGGCAAGACCCGTTGGGCCAAGCAACTGGCGCCCCGGGCGCTGGGGGTCATCGCCGACGGCGAGGTACTCAATCCTGCCGATCGTGACAGCGTCAAGCGCGTGGTATCCAGGTGGATCGTTGAACTCGGCGAGGTCGATGCGACGTTTCGCAAGGCGGACATTGCCGCGCTGAAAGCCTTCATCTCGCGCGACAACGACGAACTGCGCCGTCCTTACGCACGTACTGAATCACGTTATGCGAGGCGGACGGTGTTCTTCGCCTCGGTCAATGATCCGCAGTTCCTGCATGATCCCACCGGCAACACGCGCTGGTGGACCATCCAGGCCACCGCCCTGGGTGAACCGGCGTTGCTGGACATGCAGCAGGTCTGGGCGGAGTTGAAGCAACTCTACGACGCCGGCGAGACTTGGCACCTGGATCCGGTGGAGCTGGACGCACTCAACAGCCACAACCGCGACCATGAAGCGATTTCCCCGGTGCAGGAGATGATCGACCGCGAGTTTGACTGGAGTTCGCCGCCGACGATCTGGATCAACCCGATGCGTGCCACCGAGATCGCCGTGGCTGCAGGCGTGGATCGGCCGATGCGCAAGCATGTCAACGAGGCCGCCGCCTATGTGGTGCGTCGCTACGGCGTCTGCACTCGCAAGGTTGGCAAGGATCGTTGCAAAGCATGGATGATGCCGCCGCGCTTGCGCAGTCCGGACCCGCAGGGGCCCCTGTGAGACGCCCGGAGCAGGCACCGGCGGCGGCCGAATCCTGGCGTGCCGCATGCGAGGCGCGCCACGTGCTGTTGCAGATTCCCACGCGTGCGGCACGGCATCGCTACCTGGCACGCGTCGCCCAGGTGCGTGGTGAAGCGGCACGGATACGCGTGCATGCCGACGTGATTGCGCTGTGGCACCGGCTGCGCACGCAGCAGGGCAGGGCTGGCCCGGAGGATTGAGGTCAGCTGACGGAAAACGTTCAACCCATTAACAAATGTGAAAGCCCCTGCATGTGATCAAGCAGGACAATGCGTTACATTAAACATATCCCCGTTGTCCGCTGGGGACACCTCGGAGAAGTCATGAACGTCCAGAAATTTGAAGCGTTCCGCAACCAGGCGATCGAACTGTTCGACAGCCAGCCGGCGCGGGACAGGCACACGTTGAGCCTGGATGCCATTTTCACGGCGTTGGTGCTGGCCGAGGGCAAAGGTGCCGGCACCCGTGCGCAAAACCGGCGTACCAGTGAAGAGACCGCCCCAGCGTGGTTTGAGGATACCTTGAAGAAGCTGCGCGGCAGCGGTGAAGCGATGACGGTTGGACGCTTCCTGATGCTGGCAGGCAAGTTTCCGGCCACGCGCTCGGATGCGCTCAATGCATCGAGGTGGCTGCGTGAGGCGGGCTATACGCCGCGCAAAACCGGCGGCAACCTGCTGTTCGATCTGTAGCAGGCCAGCGGTCCGAAGGCTGCCCAACGCTGTACACGCCCGGCCCTGCGCCGGGCTTTTTTTTGTCTCCGAGGCGGTCGCGTTTCGCTACGGCAGCCTTCGTGCCCCCCTTGTACCCACCCCGATACCCCTGGTCGTGGCCTTGCCTGGCAAGGCTGTCCTGCATCGAGGGGTATCAGGGTTCCTATCCCTGGGGTAAAGCCATTCGTATCAGGATGACAGGGGCAAATGTCATGGCGAAGGTGCTAGGCCAGTACCCCGCGCGCCGCAGCTAAAAAATTATCCAAATCAATAAGGTGTCCCCAAACGGGAAGAATTGCGCTTTTCATCGGCCTCAGGACAATAGGGACAACAAAGATATCCCGGGTGTTCTGAAATGCACGATCAACTTCCCAGCAGTGCCCAGCAACTGGCCGACGTGATCGGTGCCGATGCGGTGTTCAAACTGATCCAGCACTGGCCGCGCACGGCGGTGAAATCCACGTCGCGCGGACGCCTTGTGCTGTACGTACCTGCGCGGTTGCCCGACGGTCACCGGTTGGTAAGCATCCTCGGATGGGACACCGCCCAGGCGATGGTCAAGGTGTTTGGTGGCGAGTTGGTGTTCCTGGCCAGCTGCGCCGAGCAGTTTGCACGTCAGCGCCGCCAGGTGATCCTCGAGGAACTCGAAGCCGGCGCGTCGGTGGCACTGGTGGCGAGCCTGCACGGCCTGAGCGAGCGCCACGTGCGTCGCCTGGCCCAGCGGGACCGCGCTGCAAGTGAAGCCAGTGCGGGCTGCGGCGACACTGTGCGTCGCTACTGGACCCAATGACCTTCATGAACGAACCGGATGTGCTGGCCGGCCTCCCGGACTGGCTCAACTACGTGGGCGGCGCGGCCGGCTTCATCGCCGCCGCTGGCTTGTGGATTCGACAATGGTTGTCGTCGGCCAAGCTGGATCGTGCTGCTGACGACGCCAATGAGCGCACCCTGGCGCGGCTGCAGGCGCAACTGATGGCCGAGCGTGATCGCGCCGATACGCTGATGCGCGAGCGCGAAGGGATGGCCACTGAAATAGGATCGCTGCGCGGTGAAGTGCACGCGCTGCGTTCGCAGGTGGAGAGCCTGATGACGATGATTCGTGAGATGCGGGGAGCACAGGCATGACCGCCGCCGCCGATGCCGCCCTGGGCGGACGCAACGTTGCCGCGTTCCTGGACATGCTGGCCATCTCCGAGGGCACCGATGATGGCCGCCAGCGCACCGCTGACCGCGGCTACGATGTGATCGTCGGCGGCGGCCTGCTCACCGATTACCGTCGCCATCCGGGCACGCTGGTCGACTTGCCGCGTTATGGCATCAAATCCTCCGCTGCAGGACGCTATCAGTTCCTGCGCGCGACCTGGGCCGACCTGGCCCAGCGCCTTTCCCTGACGGATTTCGGTCCCGTCGCGCAGGATCTGGCCGCAGTGGCGCTGCTGCGCCAGTGCGGTGCGTACGCCCTGGTGCGCAGCGGTCGCTTCGACCAGGCGGTCCATGCGGCGCGACGGATCTGGGCGAGCCTGCCCGGTGCAGGGTATGGCCAGCATGAGCAGTCACTGGACAAGTTGCGCGCGGCCTACCGGAAGGCCGGCGGGCAGCTCGCATGACACGCGTCGGGCTGCTGGTGCTGGCGTTCTGCGTCTGGACCGGGTTGGCAGCTGGAGTGGGCTGGAAGCTGCGCGACGGCAGCGCGCGTGCGGTGCTTCTGCGTACGCAGGCACTGCAGGTGCAGGGGCACTACGACGCGCTGCGCAGCACGACGCAACAGACCGCCGCCAATGCCCGCAGCAGCAGCACCATCGAACGGCAACGCCTTGCCCGCAAGGCGCAGCGCGACCAGCATTTTGATCACCTGCAGCAGGACATCACCCAACATGAGCAACACACACGTGCGCTGGGCCGTGACCGCGGCGACGCTGATCCTGAGTTCATGCGCATCTGGCGCGCGGCCAATGCCGGAACCGGTGAACCTGCAGATCGCGCCGGCACAGCTGCAGGCGCCACGCGCGCTGCCCCAGCCGGATCGGGCTGACGACAGCGCACTGCTGGCCAACCATGTGGCAGTGACGCAGGCCTATCACGCATTGGCCGATCAACTCCGCGCGCTGGTATGCACCCTGGCACGCAGCCAAGGCATCACCCTCAATGGCAGTGCGCCGAGTGCTGCCACGGATTGCGACCTGCCCCGCTAGGCCGGCCCACATCGGCGGACCGCGCTGCAATGGGGCGCGCGGACGCTGCCAGCGACACTGGGGTTCTGCGATCCAACCGGCGGAATCCACGCCGCACTGGACGCATCCACGATGATCCCTGGAGCCTCCCGACCCATGGCAGATGCCACTGACGTTTCCCTCGCGCCGCTGCAGGCGGCGATCGTGTCGCGCCTGCAGGCGCAGTTCCCGATGTTCGCCACCGTCGCCTTCAGTCCTGCCGGCGGACCGACCGGCGCGACCACCCCTGCAGTGCTGTGCGAACTAACGCGCGCCGAACCGCTGCCAGCGCAGACCGAAGCAGGTAGCGGTCAGTTCGCCTGTTCACTGCGCATCCTCTCCCGGATCGTTCTCGACGACGATACCGATGCCGCGCTGCGCATTCGCGACGTCGCACTGGCACTGGCCACGCACCTGCACCAGTGGGGGTACGTGCCTGGCTTCTCGTGCGAGCGCATCGGGGTGCTTGTGATCGAGCCCGAACCGACCGAAGGGATGCCCGCCGGTCGCCTGGTCTGGCGCGTGGAGTGGAGCGTGGCGGTGCTGCTCGGCCAGGCTGCCTGGGCGGAGGCCGGCGCCGGCACGCCGGTGCAGGGTTTCTACAGCGTCGCGCCCGAGGTCGGCGCGGCCCATGTTGAGGCCTACCGCCCGCTGCAGGCGCAGCCATGAACGCGGTCGCTGAGCAGCATCGCCTGATCGGAAATCTGCTGATGTTGGGCGTCGTGGCTGAACTGGACGAAGCCGGCGCGCGCGTGCGTGTCGATCTGGACGGCATGCGCAGCGACTGGATTCCGTGGGTTACCGAGCGCGCCGGAGCCGGCGTGCGCAGCTGGAACGCACCTGAGGTCGGCGAGCAGGTGATCGTGGCCTCGCCTTACGGCGATCCTGCGCAGGGCGTGGTCCTTGGCAGCATCTTCCAGGACGCGCACCCGGCCCCGGGCGAACGCAGCTCCGTGCATCGCACCGAGTATGCCGATGGCACCCGGATCGAGTACGACCGCCGTGAGCGGCGCCTGACCATCGACGTGGGCGAGGGTCAGGTGATGGTGCGGTGCCGCTCGGCACACGTGGAGGCCAGCCATGGTGTGGACCTGCGCACGCCAGCGGTGCGCTGCAGCGGTAGCCTCAGCACGGTCGGCAACCTCGCCGCCGGTACCGGCGCATCGGGCACGTTCACCACCGCCAGCGGCAACATCGTCACGGTCCAGCAGGGCATCGTGACCAACATCTTCTGAGGACAGCGATGAATATCCAAGGCAGCGTGCCATTCAATGCACAGGTCTTCGCACGACTGCGCGAGCAGGTCGACGCGCTCGACCAGTGCGACCAGCTCGCCCGGCTCAGCGGCGAGATACAGGCGGCGGCCGACGGCGTGGTTGCCGGGATCAATGAACAGCTGGCCGTGATCGAACCGATCATGGCGCTGATGACCGCGCCCGGTGCCAATCCGGCGCAGATCGTCACCTGGCTCACCGACTTCATCAGCGCCGTCCTCACGCCGGTGGTCAAGCCATATGCAACGTTGCCCCTGCAGCTGGCCCAGGTCACCGCTGAACTGGCCCAGTTGACCGCAGCGCTGCAATCGGCCTCCAGCCGCATCGGCTGCGGCACCGGAAGTTTCGCGACGCCCACGCCGCCGCCTTCGCTGCCGACCGACCTGTAACGGACATCGTTGCAATGCCGCGCTCAGGCGCCGATCGCGATCATGTGGGCATGCGCGGAATAGATGCCAACTCAGGAAAAACACTCGATGGCCTCGGCCATCTTCGTCAATCGATCCGCGACGTCCTGACCACGCCGGTCGGATCGCGGGTGCTTCGCCGTGACTACGGCTCACAACTGTTCGAACTGCTGGACGCACCGACCAACCTGTCGCTGCGCATGGACTTGATCGCCGCCACGGTCGATGCGCTGACGCGCTGGGAGCCGCGGCTGCGGGTCGACAGGGTCGATATCGCGATGCCGCGGCCGGGCCAGATCAACGTCCACGTCGACGGCACCTACCTGCCCAACGGGCAGTTCATCACCATCGAAGGAATTGAGGTCAGCTGATGTCGTCCGGATCCTTTACCAGCGTCAACCTGTCACAACTGCCTGCGCCTGCGGTGATCGAAGTGATCGACCACGAGGCGATGTTCAACCAGATGCTGGCGCGCCTGCGTGCGCTGGACCCGACCTTCGACGCGTTGGTTCCGTCGGACCCGGCCTACAAGATTCTCGAGGTGGTGACCTGGTTCCGCCTCCTCGACCGCCAGCGCGTCAACGATGCGGCGCGCGAGGTGATGCTGGCCTACGCCAGCGGCAGCAACCTGGATCACCTCGGGGCAATCTTCGGTGTCGGCCGCCAGGTGCTGAGCGAAGGTGACCCGAGCCACGGCGTGCCGCCCGTGCTGGAGACCGATGAAGACTTCCGCCGCCGCATCCAGCTGGGGCCGGAGGGCTTCAGCGTCGCGGGACCGGAAGGGGCCTACATCTTCCATACGCTCAGTGCCGATCCGCGTGTGCTCGACGCCAGTGCGACCAGCCCGGAGCCAGGGGATGTGGTGATCTCGGTGCTGTCGCGGGAAGGCGACGGAACCGCCGATGCAGCCCTGCTCATCCAGGTGGAAAGCAAGCTCACCGCGGAGGACGTGCGTCCGCTGACCGACCACGTGATCGTGCAGTCGGCCCGTGTCACGCCCTATGAGGTCGACGCCACGCTGTTCACGTTCGCCGGTCCGGACTCGGACGTGGTGCTGGATGAGGCGCGGGCGCGCCTGCAGCGCTACGTGTCCGAGTCCCACCGGCTGGGCCGTGACATCACCCGCTCGGCGTTGTTCGCCGCTCTGCACGCCGAAGGTGTGCAACGGGTGGAGCTGATCAGTCCCTCCACCGATCTGGTCATGGAGCGCACCGAGGCCAGCTATTGCAGCGGCATCCACATTCGCCACGGGGGCATCGATGAGTAATCCCACGGTGTTGCCGCCCAATGCGACCCGCGCCGAGCGCGCGCTGGAACAGGCGGTCCAGGTTCTGCCGTTGCGGGTGCCACTGCAGGACCTGTGGGATGCCGATCGCTGCCCGGCGGCGCTGCTGCCGTGGCTGGCCTGGGCGCTGTCGGTGGATGACTGGAAAGCGTATTGGCCCGAACAGGTCAAGCGCGCGCGGGTGCGGGTGGCCATTGACGTGCAGCGCCGAAAAGGCACCGCACGCAGCGTACGCCAGGTGGTGCAGGCCTTTGGCGGCGCGCTGGTCCTGCGCGAATGGTGGGAGACCGAGCCGAAGGGCAGGCCACACACCTTCGACATGGTGCTGACGCTGTCCGGAGAGGGCGGCGAGAACGCTACTGCGCGCTATGTCGATGACGTGATCGCCGAGATCGGTCGGACCAAGCCGGTGCGCTCGCACTTCAGCTTTACCCAAGGCGCGCAGTTCAACGGAGCACTCGGCATCGGCGCCGGGTCCCGCGTGGCGTGCTACCGCCGTCTGAATTTCGTTGAAGGATAAAACCACATGCAACTGATCGTTACTTCGGCTGGCCGCGCTGCGCTGGTCAATGCCGAACACACCGGTACCAACACCGTTCGCATTGCCGCGATCGGCGTGGGCTCGACCGGGTTCACCGCAAAACCGGACGGCAGCGACGCCAGCCTGCCCGGCGAAATCAAGCGTTTGACGACCTTCTCCGGGCAGGTGGTCGCCGCCGACACCCTCCACGTCACCGTACGCGACGACAGCAG